CGGAGCCTCAGCCTGAGCCACAGCCTGAGCCAGAAGCTCTGTATCCAGAGCCAGAACCAGAACCAGAGCCAGAACCGGAGCCTGAGCCTGAGCCGGAGCCTGAGCCTCAACCTGAACCTCAGCCAGAGCCAGAGCCTCAACCCGAACCACAACCCGAGCCTGAAGCGTTGTATCCAGAACCGGAACCCGAACCTGAGCCACAACCTGAACCCGAACCACAACCAGAACCACAGCCTGAACCAGAAGCTTTGTATCCAGAGCCAGAACCAGAACCAGAGCCAGAACCGGAGCCTGAGCCTGAGCCGGCTCCGGAGCCTCAACCAGAGCCTCAACCTGAACCGGAGCCTCAACCCGAACCACAACCCGAGCCTGAAGCGTTGTACCCAGAGCCAGAACCAGAACCAGAACCACAACCTGAGCCGGAGCCGGCGCCTGAGCCGGAGCCGGAGCCAGAACCAGAACCAGAACCACAACCTGAGCCGGAGCCTCAGCCTGAGCCGGAGCCGGAGCCAGAAGCGTTGTATCCAGAGCCAGAGCCAGAACCAGAGCCTGAACCGCAACCCGAACCTCAACCTGAACCTGAGCCTCAACCTGAGCCGGCTCCGGAACCGGAGCCTGAGCCAGAACCACAACCCGAGCCTGAAGCGTTGTATCCAGAACCCGAACCTGAGCCTGAACCTCAACCTGAGCCCGAACCACAACCCGAGCCACAACCTGAACCAGAAGCCTTGTATCCAGAGCCGGAACCACAACCTGAGCCTCAACCTGAACCTGAACCACAACCTGAGCCTCAGCCAGAGCCAGAACCGGAACCTGAACCTGAACCAGAACCTATTGAAGATTTATTGAATGGTTTTGAAATGCAATTTGAAATTAATGGTATACAAAGCATTGTTGGACCGCTAAGAATATTTAATAGAGTTGAGTCTAATAGAATAGCTCCACCAAATACTCCAATACCAACTGATAATTTGTATGTTACTATAAATCCTTCTGGATATGAATCATTAGGATTATTAGAGTACAATAGCACTGATAACAATATTACAGGAAACTTAAATATTGTTCCTCCAACTGGAAATAATAATAATATTGTTCTAAACGTCAATAGCAATTCTATATCAAAACAAACGGATGTATGTGAATTAATACTTGATAATGGCAATTCATATAATCTGAAACTAAACGATTCACACGAAATTGAATATACTGTTGGTGTTCAAGTAACATTTAATATTGTTTTTACACCTTCTGATGCAATTGTTCCAGAGTCGATTGAAAATGGTTTTGGATTATATTTTGAATTAAATGGTATACAAAACATTACAGGCCCTCTTAAAATATATAATCGTATTGGTGATGATATGCTAGCACCTCCAAATATACCAACATTGGACTATTTGTATGTTACATTAAATTCATCTGTAAATTCCTTGGAAGTAATTGAGTATAATAATATCAATACAGCTTTTACTATAAATGTAAATATATCTGTACCCAACGACATCAATGACACGGTGCTTAGAGTGAATAATGAATCTATAGCATCTCAAATGGATATATGCGAATTAATACTTAATAACGGTAAATCATATGATTTAACTTCTGAAAATTTCTGTAAAATTGATAACAGTGGTATTTCTACAGTAACATTGAATTGTCAATTTATTTCGATACCACAAAACTTAAAACTAAAACCACAACAAATATTTCTTCCTGGATTTGAAATGAATTTTGAGCATGTTGATGGACAAGAAAGTATTACAAATCCAATAAATATCCAAATGGGGAATAACTTAAATATACCTGCGCCACCTAATGCACCCGAGATTAATGGTTCTGAGTATTTACATGTAAGTCTAATACCACAGCATAATGAAATACCTTTAGTATCATATAATACAATAGACGCCAGCTTTAGTGCAACGGTTGACATTATTCCAAATGGAACAGGTATAGTAGGAGACCAAGGTCATGTAAACGTAATTGTAAACAGTCAAAATATAGCTTTGCAGACATCAATTTGTAAATTAACACTATCAGATAATTGGGAAGGTTTGGAATATGATCTTAGAACAGAAGATGTGCATGAAATTCCCTTCTATGCTGGATTAGGAATAAGATTAGATGTTTCATTTATTTTTGGATTTGAAATGAAATTTTATTTGGACAATAAAGAAAATATTTTAGGACCACTTAATATTTATAATAATTATGGAAATAATATACCTGCTCCACCAAATATACCAATACCAACCGAGCTATATGTATCATTAATCGAACCAGAGTCAGGTGCACAATATATTCGTGCTAGTATAGAAAATGTTTCACAATTTACACTTAATATAGACGTTCCTTTAGGAAACAATGATGATTTAATAATATTAGTTGATAAAGACAGATTACTGAGGGTTACAAGTATATGTACTTTAACATTCAGAAATAACGTAAAATATGATTTAAGAAATGATAACCAACACGTAATTCCATCTGATTTAATATCGAATGCAACATTACAGATTGTATTTGTTTAGTATTCTAAGATTATATTGGATATAGTGAAGTATACATGTTAACATGTATACAAAAAATATAAAATCCTATGAAATGTGTAATTCTAAATTTTATATTTTTAAAAAAAATGTTATATTACTACTATTAATAGATCATGGGTTTTACTTTCAGTATAAAACAAGGTTGGAATTTCCTATCAAGCTTTGGATACCCTAATTCATTAAATAATATTATCAACAACCAAGCTATATCAAATGATATAGTTGTACTATTTTTTTTAAACTTATCGCATCCTAATGGACCTAAATATGATTCGTTAACTATTGATGATAATTTAGAACAAGGAAAAGGATATTGGCTATATAGCCAAAATAATCATATAAATATTGCAATAAATACTGATAACGAAACACTTATTTCTGCCGATTCTGTATCTTTAACACTAAAACAAGGTTGGAATATGATTTCTTCTCCATTTTATGATACTTATAAAATAGAAAATTTTCCATTTAAATCACGAATCGAAAGTATATATAGTTATGATACAAACACAGGAAATTATCAAGAAATAGGAATAGATGTGTCTGGTGCTTTATTAGAATATGGTATTGGTTATTGGATGAAATTATCATCAGAACCCACTGTATCAGAATTATCCAATATAATTTATATTCCTACAATTCAAGAGGTATCATTACAATTAAAATATACAATCATGTATGATCAAAATAATTCATTAGTTCCAAATGATTTACTTGGTGAATTTGATAATCATTTTATAAAACAAAATGTTGTAAAAATTGAAGTCAAATCAACCGATGACACTTATGGTATTGGAGCATTTAGTATAGGTTTTGATAAACAAGCAGAACTTGCTAGTGGTTTATTTAGTGGTATACCAGTGAATTGGAATCAATACCCATCTGGAGGACAATCACCATTGTATTCTTATACTAGATGTGCAGTATTTGCAGCATCCGATGATTGGAATATTGGTACTGGTTATAATAATAATTTCTTGATAACTGGCACGTTATCTGCGGGAGTTGCTTTAAGTAATAATAATGTAATTAATATGGACGATTGGACAACTTTATGTTATGTAACTTCAAATGGAGGTGCTCCAGGTAGTGCTTCCGACCTTCCTATACCAAATTCAAGTGAGATTCTAATTTATCCAGAAGGAAAGTATAACGATGCGGATAAAACAGTATGTCAAATAACGCCAACACCGAAAGTTGAATTAGAAATGAAATATACACGATTATATAACGAATCACATAATACTTTACCGACAGATCTTCATCCCGATTTTTCATCTACCTTCAATAAACAAGCTGTTGTAAAAATTGAAGTTAAATTAACTGATATAAATTACGGAATAGGTGCTTTTGATATTACATTCGATAAAAATGTCGAACCGGCTAGTGGTTCCGTTGATGGTTTTCAAATAAATTGGAATAATTATCCTAATAATTCTGATGGTTCTACTGGCCCTCTGTCTTATTCAAGAAACAAATGTGCAGTATTTTCAGCATCAGATAATTGGAACATTGGTCATGGTAGCGGAACAACATATAAAATATTCGGAACACTATCAACTGGTACAGCCCTATCTTCAGATAATACTATATCCACAAATGATGAATGGGTTACATTATGTTACGTAACTACAGATAACGTTAGTTCGAATAGCGATTTACCCATTCCAATATCAACTGAATTTTTAGTATATCCAACAGGTTCTTACAATAATTCAGATAGAATAATATTAACTCCTAGTCCTGTTGAAATATTGTAGCTGTATCTATAATTTAAAATTTACGAAAATTATAAATTTAATATTTTAAAATCAATATTTAGCATATAAATTTTATTTGTTATAATATAATGGTCACAGCCGGTCAATATAGATTAGGGGGGTTTGATTTAACCCTTAATGATCCGAGAACAATAGCCAATGTTCAATATATATTACAATACTTCGCAGGGAATCAATCAGGATATCCAAATTTAAATATCAATATGTATAGAGTTTTAGGAGATTTTACTGATACATCCGGTAATAGCACATTAGATAATAACATTACTATTTCAGATGTTCAATACATGCTCCAAAATTTTGCAGGAAATATTTCAGGATATCCAAAAGTTGGTGAATTTATTTTTTTACCACTTGGTTCAGAACCAAATGTAACTAGTTTTCCAAATATGGCTGTTGGAATTTCTGCGAAATATTCATATAATTCAAAAGATAAACAAATAACATTCTCATTAAAATATACTGGATATGACCCTTCAGGAGTTAATGTAGATGATTCTAATGAATCAATCATTCAAGGTGTTTGTATAGAATTTGATACACCTTCTACAGATCCATTAGTGTCTAATAAAACACATGATGTGTCAGGAGGTAAATTCTATAACATGGCATCACCAGGTACGAGTGCGATGGGATATGGAAAAGCAGCATTAATTACTTTGGATAACCAACTACCAAGTGATTCATGGCAAATAGTTGATGTTATACCATATAGTCCAGCACCAAGAGTAATAAAATCGCAAATTGTACAAAACGTTCCTCTACAAACAGAAGGAGGTAACGATATGCATAATCTTATACTAGGTACTTGTGTCAGTATTAGAAAACAAGTCGGACAACTAGATGATGGTTCTCCAAAATATGTAGATTATGCATACGGAATACCCACCGAAAATATTGTTTTAGAAGGAATGACATTCGCACCATACACCCAAGAAATTTATGATGCAAATAATTTCTTTAATTAATTTACAAATCATATTCCTCCTCCCCATTCATTTCTAAAATTTTCTAAAGGATTGTCATATGTAATATTTAATTTATCAAATAAATCAGACCTAATGAAAAACATATTTCCAGTGTGCATTATAAATTTGTATCCTTTTTCAATTCCTAATTCTAAAGTTGGTTTAAAACCAGTGCCTTGGTATTTATCTGGTGTGTGAATCCATTCAGAATTATTTACTTTTACTGAAGAATTTATTTCAATTATTACAATTTTTGGTTTATATACTTTCAAACTTTTCCAAACTTGATAATCATATGAATCAATATCTATAGATAAAAGTTCAAAATCATTTGGAATATCTGTTTGCTTTAAAAGATTATCTAGTGAATTAGAACTATCATTATGGTCTACCATAGCTTGAATTGGAACAATTTTTGGGAATTCTTTAACAGTTTTTAATAGGTCATTATATTTATTTTTATCTCCTTCAATAAATACAGCATTAAAATTTTTGTTTTCTATTAAATTAAATGTATTTGATAAATGTTTCCCATCCCAGGCACCAAATTCACATACCCAACCATTTTCAATATTTAATCTTTTTAATAATTCTTCTACAATTCCATCCTCACCATTTTGTGAATATACATTTTTTGCGTATTTTTCGTAAAGCTTATTTTTATACATTATAAATTTATAATATAATTTTTAACGAAATATTAATTTTGTCCTATTTTTAAGTTTCAAGGGTGTAAATACTCCAGCCGGGAATCGAACCCGGGGCTAATCGTTGGAAGCGATTAATGATTACCACTACACCACTGGAGTCAAGTTCTACCACTATATTATTATAATGATATTCGACTAAGAAAAATCCGAACACTTGGAATCGAACCAAGGACCGAGCTCGTGCGTCTTTTAAAACGCATCTCGATTATTGAAAAACCACTACAGTCGAGAGCTCTGCCAACTGAGCTATGTTCGGTGAAATTGAGAACTTACTTAGTGTTTTATTATTCTGGTTTTGTCTTTATACTATTATAATATAAATTTTAATGTATTCAAAACTTATTTTTTATTGTTATGGGAAATCTGATTTCGATAGCGCGTGGACCAGCGAAACCTAATTCTGAATTAGAAGATAAGATTAAAAGTTTGAATCAAGTAATTAAAAAGGATTATATACTTATTCAAAAATTAACTAATGATATTCGTGAATTGAATAATACAGTTGATCAACAATTAATGTATATTGAAGAAATTGAAGAATTTCTTAAAAATTCTTTCATTTTAAATGAAGATATATGCCAAGCAAATAGCTCTATCATTGATGCACTGCGTGCCGAGAGTCGGGATGATGGCGCAGACAATTGGTGGGATAATTATAGCAGTAATATTTTTTAAATATTTGGTATATTTGTAGGGCCCGAATTAGTACCAAATACAAATTCATTCGGTCCAGCTTTGATTGAACTCGGTTTGTTTTTATGTGACCAATATTCTGATTCGTTATTGCTATTTGAATCGTCATTATCACTTTTAAATTTATATTTTAAAACCTCAACAGTTTCTTTACATTCTTGCGCAGATGGTCTTGTTGCGGGATCTAAATGATGTATATATAGCATAAAATTTCTTAAATCTTCCGCGCAATTAGATACCTTATTACAATTTGACAATCGTATTTCCAATTCATCAGTTGAAATACTAAGTGGGTTGATTGGTTTTAATAATAAAATTCTTAATCCAACACATAAAAAACTCCAAATATCTATTTTATTTGTGTAAGGTTCATTTCCAATTACTTCTGGAGCCATCGTACACATCGTACCACAATATGAAGTAGCATAATTCGAAGTAGAAGAATTAATTCTTGATAAGTTAAAATCACCAAGCTTAAATATTGCACCACTACCAAAACTAAATATGAATATGTTCTCACATTTGATATCACGATGAATAATATTAATAGAATGTAGATATTCCAATCCAGATAAAATATCACTCCAACAATTTAAAATACCGTTCGTACTCATAGCTATCATTTTTTGTGAATACGACAATAATAGTTTATCAAGTGTACCAAGGTCAGCATACTCTAATTCAATCCAAACTCTTGAACTAGAAATACCATAGTTTTTCATTTTTATAACATTCTTATGACAAATTGAACTAAGAATTTTAATTTCACTGATTATTCTTTCGCGCGGTATTTGAGATTTACAGTGCTTTTGTAATTTTATTACTGTTTTATAACCATTTTCTGTATTTTTCAATAAGTGCGCCTCTGCAAATCCACCTTTTCCAAGACTATTCATCCAAATATAGTTTTTTAAAATATTATACATTTCTTTCGATATATTCGTGAAATACAACCAGCTGTAATAACTACATCCTTTTTTGTTTAGATAACGAACTAAATTTAACTTATTTGGTTGACTATCGTTATTTTTTTCTATGTTTTGATATATTTTTAACCATTCTAAACCATTTTTGTTTTTTAAAAAATTATAAACATTCTTATCTATTATTTTTGCTGAATCTAACATTGTCTTCATTTCAATCTTATTATTTGACCATACTGTATTTTCAATTAATTTTAAAAAAAAATCTCTAGATGTTTGTTCTACAGGCGTCGTCGCCCGCGGCGGGGCGCGCAAATCATTTCTCGGAGCAGAAACACCAGTGATTTGTAAATCTGGAGGTGGTTTTTTAGACATTTATACTTATAACACTAAAATATATAAAAACCACTCAATGCTGACGCGAAAGGAACACTATATATCAAATATATAGCCGCGCCTTTCATCGGCGCGCGCAGAACGTTTTTGCATTATTTCATTTCTTATAATATTATTAATTTTTTCTAACATTTCATCACTATCATCATTTGTTATAGTCATATCAAAATGAGAATCATCTAAATCAATTACATCATTTTCTGTTATTGAATTAAAACATTCTCTATGTTCTTCATAATATTCTCCGTATTTTTGTTTCAAACGAGAAATTCTTTCATTTTCATTAATATCTATTTTAATTATAAACCATCCTGATTCTTTCAATGTAATATATTCATTATTTAATCGTAAATCATCCAATACAACATTATCAGCATTTTTAATATCACGAAACATTGCTTTAATCCACACACGAGAATCAATTTCACGCATTTTCGTTGCAAAATTAATAAGTAATCCTCTATCTTTATGTGTCATATCAAATAATTCTTCAGCAAGTGTTTTTAATCTTTTTGCAAAGGATGTTTTTATAAAATCATATTTTTTTGCAATATAATCAGCTAAATATGTTTTGCCAGTTCCCATTCTACCACAAATTGCAATCTTCATTATAAATTAATTATGTATATGTATATTCTCTTAAACTATTATACCGCGTAATTCTAACTCTTTTGAATTCTTTAATCGTTCCAGCCTATCATTTTTAAATGCGAAATCGGCTGATGCCATAATTTCAGTTTTTTTACAACACCTTGGGTTGTCAGGTGGACAGTTATGACAGATTGGAGTTGATTCATATTTTCTATATGCTTTCCTTGTAACACCTAGAGGCATCTGACAAAAACCATCATCTAAACATTTTCCAAATTCATTCGGATAATTTTGATTTGCTTTATAAAAAGGACACTCTTCATTAGATAAACATGGTTTATCCCATGTTTTACCGTCGCGAGTACAATTCGCTTCCGGTTTAATAGAAATATCTTCAAAACATAAATATGAATCATCTATAACTCGACGGAATATTGAACGTGATACGTAATTTTCAGGACAAACTCGTTTATATTCACATTGATATTTTCCTGAATCATCATTATCATATTTACAAGTATCTTTTGCTTTAAATTCAGGTTCAGCTCTCTTATTTGTTTCTTTTAAATAGCTTACAACGGTTGGATCATTCGGCGAGGTCGAACCCCAAAAATCTTTGTTGTAAACATGCTTCGCATATTCACCAGCTTCACCAGTACATACGTTCTTTCCGGCTAATAGAGTACAGCCCGGATCTTCTGTCCCATCTGATATTGATATATATCCTTGCTTTTCTAACCAGCTTCTAGTTCCAACACTAAAAGGTATGTAGTAGGATCCACCGACTGCGGCCGATCGAGTAATCCCTTCTTTGGGTTGAAATACATATTTTGTAATATCTTCAACAATATCATTTGGTAAGTTTTTTCCTATGAACAATGAATGCGAGAATCCAAAAGATTCATAATTTTGTTTCAAATAAGGATATCTATATTGTTTGCATGATATTTTGGTTTTTTTAAGACCCTTCATAGTGTATTGTGCGATGTCAACCAGGTTATCATCAATTTTTAATGGTACGAAATGTAGTTTCATTTCATAAGACATATTAAAAATATAATCGTTTGGATGAGATGTTAACATTGCAATTGCATCAGCTTCTTTGTTTTTTAAAGCATTTTTTGCAATCTCCGGATCCGAATAATATACAATTTTAATATTGTTTTCTGTTAAATTCAAAAAATTTATTAATTTTTTCCATAAAATATCAGTATATCCATTTTTGCATAAATAAATGGTCTTTCCTTTCATTTCAGATATAGAATTGTATTCTGTTTCAGAATTTGCAAGTTCTACCAAATAAAAGGAAACGTCCTTGATATGACTTAAATAATCGTATGGATATGAATTGTTTTGTTTTTTTTCTAAAATGATATTTTCTGGTAATAATGCAAGATCAGCACTAAACATATCTGATTTATTTGTCGTTATTCTTATAGGAAATTTTTTACCAATTACGTTTTCAAAATAAGATTTATCTAAATATTCTTCTGGTTCTGAAACATAACAAACCAATGGATTTCTTTCTAGATAACTTGGATTATATATTTGTTTAATATAAAACGATTCTGTAATGCTATTCCTTTTATAGAATAAATATATTAGAATCAATATTATTAATATACATACTGGTTTGTTCATTAAACTAGTTCAAGATTTTTTTATATTTCATTTATAATGTCTTGCTATACTTATAAAGAATTTTATTATGATAATGGTTTGTTTGATAATTCAATAGACATTACTTATATTATCACAATGGAAGATTCCGTTGAACGTCATCAACATATATTAAATGAATTGAAAAAACATAAGCCAACAAAAAAAGTAGTTATAGTTTACAATAAAGGATTTAAAAAATGTTTAAAACGAGATAAATGTGGAAAAATTAACATCAGTTATGCTGATTTGATGCACGCAGTTATGCATATTTTTGATATTTCTAAAAATAAAGATAATATATTGATATTAGAAGACGATTTTATTTTCAACACTAATACTAGAGAAAATGATATTAATAGCATTAATAATTTTTTAATTAAAAACAATCCAATAATTTATTCGTTAGGATCTGTACATTGGTTATGTTCTCCATTGAATTTCATACATAAAAGATTATATATCAAAGGTGCTTCTCATGCTATGATTTATTCAAAAAAAGGTAGATATTTACTAAAACAACAATTTGAAAGTTGCAAAGATGTTAATAAAGATATTGATTTATTAACTTGTTTTCAAAAAAATACTTATGGCTATTATAAAAATATATATGCACAAACTTTCGAAGAAACTGAGAACAGAAAAAATTGGAGTAAAAATATTAAATATTTTGACTTGGAAATATTTGTAAAATGTATTATTTATATTCATAAGATATTTGGTTTAGAAAATAAACATAATATTCACAATAACATAGACAATATTAACTGTTTTTTATTTGGTTTACATTCTTTCATAATTGTCATTTTAGCGTATTTGTTAAAAATATTATTATACACACGAAGATAGTGACGATAATAAACCATATACCAATGCCCCGCTTGCCGACGCGGCGGCGTCAAGATAATGTTGTCGATTTATCTGCCAAAATTAAGCGTTTTAAAAATTCTTAAACAGCGTTTAATATAACAAATTTATTAGATATTTTATAAGCATGAATCGTCTGTTTAAAGTTGTCAAGGAAATTATACCCAAAATATCTGATACTGAACTCATAGCTTTAAGATCTGGGACGACTTCTATTGACAGAGATATATTCAGAGGACATGTTCCTATTCCTAAAGCTAGGAATTCATTCACTGCACATGAAGACAAATTATACAATAAATTAGATGATTTCTTAGAAAAATATGGACACAAGGAAATCGCATACCCGAAGTTACCAGAAGGTTTACTTGAATCTATTGGAGAAAATGGATTTTCTGGGATGATTATCAATGAAAAATATGGCGGGTCCTTGACAAGTACAACTAATATAAGCAGAATATTAACAAGAATTGTAACAGCGAATCCCGCCTTAGGTGTGATGACGATGGTGCCATTGAGTTTGGGCCCAGGAGAATTACTACAACATTATGGGACAAATGACCAAAAGGAAAAATATTTACCAAGACTAGCATCTGGTGAGTTAATCCCTTGTTTTGGATTGACTGGACCAACTAACGGTTCAGATGCAACCGGAACAATTGACAAAGGGAAGGTTGTTAAGATTAACGATAAAATCTGTATAGATTTAGAAATAAACAAAAGATATATCACATTGGCCCCTATATCGAATTTGATTGGAGTAGCTTTTGAGTTAGAAGACCCAGATAATTTGTTACCAAACTGTAAGAAAGGAGTTACTCTTGCTTTAGTAGAGCGCGAGCATAAGGGGTTGATTCAAAATACATACCATAACCCTTCAAATAATGGATTTCCCAACGGTACATTGAAAGGTAGATTTTATGTGGAACTCGACCAAGTGATCGGAGGACAGAATATGATTGGAGAGGGTTGGAAAATGTTAATGGAATGTTTAGCAGTAGGAAGAGCGGTATCATTGCCAGCTACAGCTTTGGGGAGTTCTAAAGCTTCTTTATATGGTAATTTATTGTATGCTAAACACAGAACTCAGTTTAAAAGAAATATCGTCAATATGCAAGGAGTCCGTGAAAAGATAGTCGATATGGCTTACAATACGTATCTAATTAATTCTTCTGTTTCATTAACAAATATGTTGTTAGATTCTGGTGAAAAACCCGCTGTGTTATCTGCAATCATGAAACAGCAAAGTACAGAAAGAGCAAAGCAGGTAATCAATGATGGAATGGAAGTTTCTGCTGGTTCTGCAATTATGCTAGGACCCAATAACTTCATGGAAAAATACTATAGATCCGTTCCCGTTGGCCTAGTTGTAGAAGGCGCAAATATTTTAACTAGAAGCTTGATTATCTTCGGGCAGGGTATTAACAAGTCGCATCCTTATATCAATAATATTTTAGATTCGATATTGGAAGATGATATTAAAAAATTCAAAGAATCTATGATTCCAATGGTAAAACATTGTGTAAATTTATATTTAGAAGCAATAATAAATGGATTAACTCCATTAGGTTATTTCAAATTCAGATATACAGAAAATAGATTAGATTTACAAACTATGCATTTTGCAGGATTATCAAATTTTGTGGCGCTTCTCGGTGGAAAACTAAAATCGGAGCAATATATATCAGGATCAATGGCGGACATATTATCAAATTTGTACTTGGCGCATTCGATTATATGGTTTGAGAAACACAATAAGGTCAGTACTATTATGAGGGACTACTGTGTCGATAGACTATGTGAAGAAAATGTGATTCTATTTAACAATGTTGTTGAAAATTATCCATATTTTAAGTTTTTGCTATATCCTTTTAGATTGAAAAAATATCCTGAATTATTTGAAAATAGAGATATTATTATGAATGAATTATTGAACAATGATAAATTACTAAATGTTATCAGAGAGGATATTCAAATTAAGAATACTCCCTTGGAAGATTTAGAGAAATTGGATAATTTAGTTAAAGATTCAGAAGAATATGATAAATTATATTGTAAAGTAATTTCCGTTGGAGAGTATCCGATGAACAATACAATTTCACAACTAAAGAAGCATTTGACTGATAGGGAGAAAAGAATTGCAGAAAGATTGAAGAATGCGTTAGCCAAGGAGAAGGAACGACTTAAGCGGGAATAAACGATATGTGGTTATAATTTTGTAATAACAGTTTCAGAAATACAATCTTGTGCAAAGTCTTTATGTTCTTTATGTTCTTGATATATTAGATAATACAATTCTTTCATTAAACTTTTTTGTGCTTTTCTATTTATTGGGTCATCTGTTGAACCAGTGAATCTTGCTTTTTTTTCTTCATACAAGCGTCTAATATTTGGTGAGCATTTTTCTAATAGTGTTTCTTCGTCTCCTTCATTTTCTATAAAATCGTAAATATTACGAACTTCATCACTTAATACAGCGTGTTTATCGGCACTAATCCATTTGCCGTTTCTATCTTTAACTTTTATACGATTGCTGTTGATATTACTAACTTGAAGATTATGATTTTCAGGATGTTCCTTGTCGAAATGTAGTTTTCTTACTAATTCAGGTATTAATATATTTGTTCTTCTAATCATTTTTGGTAATTGTGGCAAGATGTAGGACCAGTTTTCTCGACCATGAGGATTAATATGTATATTTACTGTAATATTGTCTCCTATATGACCTGAGTTTTGAATATTAGGTGATGATTTTTTTAATTGGCATTCAAGATTGGTTATTTTTTTTTCAAATTCTTGCCTAAGTTCTTGTTTTAGTTCTTTAAGTTTGGTATCAAATTGTTGACATAAATGTTTCACTATATTATATGGAACATCTTCGTGTTTTTCTATTTTGCTAGATAAAACATTTTGAATATGTTTTTTTGTTTTAATATGTTCTCTATAGTGATATGGTCGAGTAAAAGATATGTTGCATGTTTCACAAAAGCAATTTGAACTCATTTAGACAATAATAATGAACATTTCTTTAATATATATATTTGTTAGAGAGTGGTTGAGGAAGTGATACTCGAAATACAAAATCAAATGTAGGATTTTTAATAAAATGTAGGATTGTTTAGAGGGGTTTTTTGAAAATCTCTGGTATATATCCGTAAAGGCCGCCTGATTTTTGAATTTTTTTAGGGAGGAGAAAAATTTTTTTTATATTATATTAGAATTCTTTATAAAAAAAAAATATAACATATATTGGACATATATCAAATCTCCATATAATCACCAATGTACCCGGTATAATGGTAATATTAACAGAATTAGTATAATAACCAATCACTAACATTATTCCTGGTAACGTATCTGGAAGAATACAAATATATAATCATATTATAAGGTATATATGTTAGTTTGAAAAAAAATTTTTCTCCTCCCTAAAAAACGAAAAAAAATTTCCGGCTTTTCCGGTGGTCGGAACATGGTTTACGGCGTCGCCGACGCATGCGGCGTCGTGACCGTTCGTGTAAATTGTATATAATTTAATCAATGAATTTCTCGAATAAATGTTGTTTTAATATGAATGAAGAAAGTTTATAAATATTATACCCATTTACCAGAGGTTTTACAGAAAGAAATAGTCAGCTATGGTGATCCTGAATTATATAAGAAGTATAAATTCGTTATGAACGAATTGGAAGATGTTATATATAATTTGGGAAAAATCAAAGAAGATTATTGTTCAAAATGTTTAATTGGATTTATAAGAGACGGTTATATTTGTTATGATAGAGACAATTTTGAAAAATGTTATTCAATTCATAATAGTTTGAATTATATTAAAACAAAAGAAAATTAAAATATTAACTATTTGTTATTTGAGTTATTAAGAATATGGCGAATAAGTCTGCAATTTTTAGAGAAAAGTGCCGCCGGATGGCGTTGCGCGAGTCCCAGCTTCGGCCAGAGCAAACCCGGCCCTGCCCCTCCGCGGGCGCTAGAACATCTGGTTTTTTAAGAGAAGAATTACGTCGCCGCGGCCCCGCCGCGGATGCAGCGAAACCTGCTGCAGGAACTGAAGCCGTGTATTGGTGTTTGTATGGGCAGATGTTTTACGATTAAAAAAATTTTATTTGTTTTTTGTGATTTTTTAGTTTTTATTTTTTTTTTTGTGATTTTTTAGTTTTTATAGGTCTTCCCATGAATCCGGTACACTTACTGGTTCAAGACATTCTTTTTTTTCATTTTCCTCTTCATCATCAAGTGTAATGACTTTAATTTGTTTGCACGCGTCTTGTATCTCTTTTTGTCTTTGTTTTATTTGTTTGTTTTTTAATTTTTTTTGTGTCTTTTTCCATTTTTCTACGAGATTTTCACTTACACCAAAACCTTCGAGTTCATTTCTTCCTCCACACAATATGAATTGTATAAATATACATAATCCAGAAATTTGTCCTGTATGAAGTCCAGCTGTTTTAACTCCGACTGTTTCAAGTGATGTGACAGCTGTTTGAATAGATGACATTCTTACAGTTTGGTCTGAGCTGAGTATATCAAATATTGGAGAACGATGTTTTGAAATGATATTAACTATTTTTGTGCAATCAAAATCTCTTGCATAAATAGAATTGATGATATTTGGTGCGTTTTTAACTGGTAATCCTAATTCTCGTAGCATTTGAATTAGCATAGTTCTAATATATTTATCTGCAGTGCCGTTCATGGTTGACCTTTTTGTACTCCAATTACCAAATGTTTTCAGTTTGTTTGAGTAGAATGCTCTTTTACTTGCTATGTTTGACGATACAGAATCCATTTTATAAATGAATTATTTATGAATCGTTTATATTATCAAGGGCTTAAATGTATATTCTAATTCTAGAACAAAAATCCTGTCATTTTTTTGACTTTTGTAATTGCGCCTAGGACGCGTCCGAGCTTTGAGTAATTTGTTGTAGAATATTGATTTTTTTATTAAAATGTTCCTTATATTCTTCGATATTATCTTTATTTATTTTATAATCATCATAAATTATTTTTTGAATATTTGATATATCTTTGATAAGATTTTCTAATCTATGAATATATTGCAATACTTGATTTTGGTCATAATGATATGAATGTTGGATACACGATATTGAAACGATGCCTTTTATTGTTTCATCTGTATTAATACGTTTTTTCAAACAAATATTGATAATTTGTGCGACTTCGCTATTGCTGTTATCAAAACAATATATTAAATTACCGTATTCGCGTATTACCGTGAATGGATATGTTGATTTGATTTCGAAGTAGAAATTGGAATCTTTAGAAACTTTAATTCGAATTTGTGTAAAAATGTTTTGATTCCATTCAAACGTTATGCTACTGGGGATGTTATTATGTTTGCATATATCTATCCAATTATTATTATTATTATTTGAGAAAGGTATTCCGAATGCATACGGGTGTATTGGTAATAAGTTTATATTTTGCGATTTATATGTGTATTTTGTTGTATAAAAAAAGACTTTATCTGAATATGCGGATTGATTAATTATAGATATCATATCATCAAATTTTGGTGAATTAATATTTGCTTTTATATAACTAATAATAAGATTATAGTGTAGTTTTATATGTGATATAAACTGTATATCGATGAGTAACTTGTCTTGTGTTTCTATTAATATATTTGGGTTTTTAAGAGAATCGTGCTTGTAAAATAAATCTAATATTTGAATACCTTTAATATGGTTGTTAGCTTCTATAATACGTGGTAGTTTTTTGTACCAATTAGTCCATTCCATATTAAAATTATACATAAAAAAAATCATTCATTATTGGATGATTTTTGTGTTGATTTTCTTTTCTTAGTTCTGTTATTTTTTGAATCGTGTCTCATTTTTTCAATAATTGCTTTTTTCCAATCTTCAATCTCAAGATTTGAATGTTGATTTTCAACAGTATTTTTCTCTGTTTCTGTTGTTTCTATTGTTGATTTGTATTCAACGCTTCTAATTGCTGTTTCTAAGTCTTTTTTAGCAAGTCGAACTTCTTCAACATATTGATAAATTTCTAAAATGATTTCAATAGAGAGTTGATTTAATTTTAGAAAAATACCGTTATCATTTTCCATATAAGAAATGTCATGTTTTTTCAAAATGTTAATGATATTATGATGTTCTTCGTGTGTCATCATATCAATTTCGTCAAGCATTGATTTGATTTGTCCTATATTTAGAGCATTATCTGTGCTATTTATAATTGTATTTGTTTCCATGATAAATGATTTTGATTATTTAGTTAAATAGTTTAAAAATAAAGTGATATAAATTTGTTAAATGAAATACATGGAGGAGTTAATTTTAAATTTGACAACAATAGGAAGTCTTCGTCCCGATGATAAATTATCCGTATATTATGGTCGTTTTCATGTAGTATCTCCTTGTTTTTTAAGGTCTGTACGTAGATATATTTCAGGTCAGAATAGACGTGATATTATTGCATATATATCAACAACAGTTAATTATGGTTTATTATGTGGTAATTCTATATTAAGTTGCGCGCGCCAATCAGAAGACGAATATGATTTAGATTTGCTAAGTAATGAAGATAAAGATAGTATATCAAAGTTATTTAATGGTTTTGTATTATGTTTAAATGGATTGGAAGAGTTAACGAAATCTTATGGTGAAGATCGTACATCAATATCACAAATTGATGTGATAAGATCGGAAATAATTGTTTTTGTAGAATTGTGTCGGGATATAGGTATATCTCGTTTTTTTCGTAATAAACTCCATTATGTGAATAGTATATAAAAAACTGTAATAAAAGTATAAAAATGATAGTGAATAATAGTGAGTATAATTATTACAGATTATATAATAATATAAGACTAAATTGAGTATTTAAGATTTGAATGGCGTATGAATCTAATTTTGAATTTAATGGTGATGTATCTAAGATAAAGAAAGTAACATTTGGTATAATGAGTCCTGAAATGATAAGGAATCAGTCTGTTGTTGAGATAGTGCATCACGACACATTTTGTGGTTCAGATCCTGTAACGGGTGGTTTGTTTGATCCGCGAATGGGTGTATTGGAATATGGACAGATATGTACTACTGACCAGCAATCAAATAAAAACACACCTGGTTATTTTGGTCACATTGAACTTGCAGTACCTGTGTTTCATGTTCAGTATTTTCCGGTAGTGCAGAAATTAGTAAGATGTGTGTGTTATAGATGTGGCTCTTTATTAGGTGAAATACCAGATAATATTGAAAATGTAAAATCAAAGTTAGGAACTATGATAGAACAAAGTAAAAAGGTAAAACAGTGTCCAAGATGTTCAATAACACAACCTGATAAGTATATAAAAACTGATTTGTGTAAAATGCATGCTTTATGGTTACCTACGACATTAAATGGTATTGAAACGGAAGAATCCAAATTAGATATGACTGCAAAATATGTATTAAATTTGTTTAAACAGCTTAGTGATGATACTTGTCTTACACTTGGTTTGAATCCTAGGTTAAGTCATCCTAGTTGGATGATAATGGAGGTATTTCCTGTATGTCCTCCTTCATGTAGACCTTCTGTTCATCAGGAGAATGGTCAGCGTATGGAGGATGACATAACTATCAAGTATTGTGATATCATCAAGTATAATAATATGATACTGGATAAGACAAAGAATGATCCAAGTGCGAAGATTTTAGATGATTGGCAAAATATTCTTCAATATCATACATCTACGTTAATTGATAATGAAATTGCGGGAGTGTTACCTGCTGCGCAACGTTCTGGTCGTCCATTAAAGGGATTGCGACAGAGATTAAAAGGAAAGGAGGGTCGTATTCGTGGTAATTTGATGGGAAAACGTGTAAATTTTTCCTCTCGTACAGTAATTACTCCTGATCCGGTAATTGATATAGATGAACTAGGTGTGCCACGTCGGATAGCAATTCAGTTAACGTATCCTGAGAAAGTAACAAAAAGGAATATTAAGAGATTAAAGAAATGTGTAAGAAATGGATGTAATGTATATCCTGGTGCGAGATCTGTATTTAAAAATCGTAATAAAAAGACAATATCATTGAATCATATCGACAGAAATCAGTTTTCTCAAATGTTAGAAATTGGTGATATTGTAATTCGTCATATTAAGAATGGTGACTGGGTAATTTTCAATCGTCAACCTTCTCTTCATAAGATGTCTATGATGGCGCATAGAGTACGTATATTAGATGGTTTGACATTTCGGTTAAATATTAGTGCAACAACACCATATAATGCTGATTTTGATGGTGATGAAATGAATATGCATGTTCCTCAAAGTATTAGTTCTGAAAATGAGATAGCTTGTTTAGCTTCTGTAAATCATCAAATTGTAAGTCCTGCTTTAAATATGCCAATTATAACATTTGTTCAAGATAGTGTACTAGGGGGTCATTTAATGACAATGTCTAATGCAAAGAAATTTAGTCATCGAGAGTTATTAAATACATTATCTTGGACAGAATGTTACAAACCAATCGAGTATAAAGACCATTATAGTGGTTTAGAATTGTTATCTTATTCGATTCCAAATATGAATTTGCAAATAAAAAATCGTCGTGGTGATAAGATTAAAATTAATAAAGGAATAATTAGTAATGATTCTGGATGTTTTGATAAGAAAGTATTTACGAGTTTAACACATAGTATCTTTCGTGATTGTGGTTCTGGAAAGTGTGCTGAATTCTTTAATAATTCGCAGCATATGATTCGTTCATATTTATTGAAGAATAGTTTCTCTGTTGGAATTCGTGATTTAGTATTGGATAAGGATTTTAGTGCGAAGATAGATACTGAGATAAATCAGCAAAAGTTGGAGGTAGAGAAGACAATTCAAACTCTTCATTTAAATATTTTCGAGAATTTATCATCTGATTCTGAGAAGGTTGCTTTTGAAAATAAGGTAACTCGGCAATTAACAGCTGCTCGAAGTGCTGCTGAAAATTTATTGAAGAAAACGCATGATATGATTAACACAAATCGTTTTATGAATATGGTTAATGGTGGTTCCAAGGGTAAATTAATTAATTTAGCTCAAATGACAGCTTGTTTGGGTCAACAGATTATTGAAGGTCGTCGTGTTCCGTATGGTTTTAATTGTAGAACATTACCTCATTATAATAAATTTGATGATAGGGCAGCGGCGCGTGGTTTTGTGCACAGTTCATTTCAAAAGGGTATGAATCCATTGGAATTCTTCTTCCATGCGATGGCTGGTCGTGAAGGTATTATTGATACAGCTGTAAAGACATCAAGTACTGGGTACATCCAGAGAAAACTGATGAAAGCTTTAGAGGATTATAAAGTAACTTGGTCTAAATGTGTAAAAGATGCGCAAAACAATGTTGTGCAGTTTTTATATGGTGATGATAATGTAGATGGAGTATCATTTGAGTATCAGTCGGTTCCAATTGTAAATATGACAAATATTCGTGAAGAGCTTTGTAATATTGATAAAATTGATAAAAAGAGTAAAACAAGAATGGACAAATTTGCAGATAATATATGTGAAATGTATTCTTGGTATAAAGATGCGATTTTTGAGGGAAATCCGGAACCAACAATTAAATTTCCAGTTCATATTGTTAGAACTCTAATGAGTGCGTTAGCGACTGATGTGGGTAGTACGAAAATAGTGAAAGTAAATTATATTCTTGATTGTTATGACAAATTATTTGAGGAATTGAAAATTCACAAATATAATGATGGTATTTGGATGTTAAAATTTATGCTTTATAATAATGCTCATCCAAAGAAGTTAATTGAACTTTCAATGAAGACGGAACAGTTTGATAAATTTATAGAATCTTTGAAAATTCTATTTATTCGATGTCAAATAGAACCAGGTGATGCGGTTGGTCCTGTTGCTGCTCAATCGATTGGAGAACCGTGTACACAATTGACTTTAAATACGTTTCATTTGTCTGGTGTTGGTGGTAAATCTACAGTTACTCGTGGTGTACCTCGTTTACAAGAATTATTTCATCTAAGTAAGAATCCAAAAAATCCATCTTTAACGATATATCTTGATAGGTCTGTAAGTAGTGATAAATCTATTGTTCAGCGTGTTGCTGCGGAGATTTGTTTGATTCGTATTAGTGATTTAGTAACTAGTAGTGAGATTGTATATGAGATTGAAGATGGAAAATTTGCAGGTTTTAATGAATTCAATAAGATGTTTAAGAGTCTAGAAACGAAGGAATATAGTTCAAAATGGGCTTTAAATATATATTTCGACAAGCGAACATTATTGGATAAGCATATTGCTATGGAGGAGATTTATTATAGCATTTCAAAAATATTTAAGGATGGTGTTTTATGTGAATATTCTGATGATAATTCAGTAGAAATGTTTATTCGTATTAAGATTGATCCGTTATGTAATGAGTTGAAAAAGGGTATAAATACTGATACAATATTGGAGATTGCGATATTAAGAAGTATTGAAGCCAAATTAATGGATAATTTGGTAACACGTGGTGTTGAATCAATAAATAATGTAACCTTACGTCAAGAGCTTCGTGGTAGTTCTAAGGAATGGTTAATTGATACAACTGGTTCTAATATAATTGATGTGATGCTTCATCCAGAGGTTGATATATATAGAACAATATCTAATGATATTCATGAAATGTATCAAATATTTGGAATTGAAGCTACTCGTCAAGCTTTAGTGCGTGAAATTCGTGAAGTTATGGATGAAGCGTCAGAGATAGATCCGCGTCATATTCATCTTTTGGTAGATATGATGACTAACAAGGGTTTATTAATACCTATTGATAGGAATGGTATGAAATTGACAGATGTTGGTCCCCTTGCGAAGTGTTCGTTTGAGGAAGCTGATCAGCAATTATATAAGGCAGCGATTCACGGTGAAACAGATAATATATCTGGTGTATCGTCGAATATAATTCTTGGGCAGGCACCTCCATGTGGTACTGGTACAGTTAATGTAACACTTGATGAAGAATTATATTTCAAGTATTTGAGTGAAATTCAAGAGAAGGAATGTCCAATTAAGACGGATATATCATTTGATGTTGATGATTAGATTTATAATCTTTTGGGTAGTTTATAATTTGGTTAGTTAGGGATTGTATACTATTGAGTAGTACTATTGCTTCTGATGCGCTGTTTGGTAAATGATTGTAATTATTAGTTGTAATACTTTCAAATATAGTGTTATTTGATAATTGTATTAAATGTATTCTTTGTAGTACAAATTCATTATTTTTATAATTTCTTTGTTGTGGTGTTAATGAATCGTTTGATAAAACAAATAATATTTTTTGTATATTTTGGAGTGTTTCAATTAAATCTTTAAATGGATGTGGGCGCGCGACGGCAAGGGTCGTCGTCTCGGAGGCCATGGTCTCGGTTTGTGTTCCGGTAGCTCGTGAACGTGGTAATGTCGCGGTATCCTGTTGTTCTTTAACGCGTAATGTATTTAATTCAGTAATAATCCAAGAGAGTATATTTAGACTGTGTTCTAATATATCTTGAAAAAACACATCGGGGTTCATTAACAAGTAGTGTAAAAAATTTTAAAGATTTATTTATTTAATAATATAATAATGTCTAAAGTGTGGACTTCTAATCCAGCTGTTCTTTTTAGTAAACAAAATTTAAGATATTTCATACCAACTGAAGATATGACGTATGTGGAAAAAATAAACGCAATAACTCGTTTTATAATTTATGGTAGTGTATTACTGTATTTGATAAGAGGGGATGTGAATGTGTTCTTTATTCCCCTAATCAGTATGGTAATAATATATTTTTTAGTATCTTGGGGTATTAATATTGATGAATTAAAAGAGGATTTTGGAAGTAAAAGTGAAACATCATGTGTACGTCCAACATCTGACAATCCTTTTATGAATGTATTACCTACAGATGATAGAATGCGTGGTTCAGCATGTAAACAAGATAAGACAGTAAAGGAAGAAATAAGAGATAATTTTAATAAAAATCTATATTTAGATTTGGGTGATATTTACGAAAAGAATAATTCACAGAGGCAATTTTACACTATGCCATCAACTGAAATACCTCATAATCAGAATGAATTTGCAAAATGGTTATATAATACTGAATCGACATGTAAAGAAGGTAGCTGTTAAAAAATGGCTTAAAGGCAATAAGTTACATAGTAATCATACAATGTCTAAAGCTAACAGTGATTTGACGACCGAGACTCTTAAAAGCTATATTGTAAATGACCGTACGACTTTGCTTAATGCAATTGTTAAAGATATGTCGAACGTTTCTGCAAATAATGCCGCGGATTATTTACGTAATTTTAGCAAGAAGATTGAAGGATTTCTCTCTCTTGATTACCCAGTAGTTGATAATAAGAAGCGTAAGAAGAAAGAGCGCCGTTTCCGTAAGATTTCGCCATATCTTGCTTTTTGTGCTCATTATCGTAATTCCAAGCGAGATTCGAATGGAAAGTTGCGTGAAAATGTATTAGAAATCACGAAGCAAGCTGGTGCTAAATGGAAAAACATGAAAGAAAAAGATCGTAAACCGTGGGAAGCGGAAGCGGAAAAGGCAACACGCATTGCTCGAGCTAATTGGGATAAGGAACACAGTTCTGTACCTGCACCTACTAGTGATGAGATTCGTGACATGAAAAAAAGTGAGTTAATGAATTTGGTAACAACATCTGGTGTGTCTGTATCTCAGAAGGCAACTCTAAAGGAAATCCGCGATAAATTGGTAGCACACTATTCTGCTCCAACAGAAGAGCAAATTTGCAAAATGAAAAAGGATGAATTAAAGAAATTAATTGAAAAGGCTGGTATTAGTGCACAAAAAGATACTAAATCAATGCAAAGTGCTCTAATATCTCATTATTATCCAGCGCAGACTTAGATTATATTTGAAGAATAGGTAATTCTATTTTTTTCTCTTGCTTTTGTATACATATCTTCTGAAGTATAATAATATTCCCTCTTAATATCATCCCATTTCCCACCATCCTGTCTAATTATATGTCTTGTGTATTCATCGCTGTAAATGTAATATATTTCTGGATTGAGATTAATTTTTTCAATTCTTATTTTTTCTTTAATTTTAAGTATTTCTTCTTTGAGACTTTTGAGTTTGCATATTTTAATCATGTCGTTTTCAATATTGTAATCTGAATTTATTTTTGTTTGTGTTTTGTTATAATAACACATAAGTTTTCTCATTGCGTTCACATCAGCTAATGCATCATGTGCTCCGACTAATTCCTTTTTTAATATATTTTCATATAAAATAGGTAATGAATGACTTTTCTCATTTGGAAACCAATTTCTGAAAATATTAAGTGAATCTGATAAATATATGTCAAAAGGTATTGTAAAGCCTGCCCGTATAATTTCCATAACAAGGAAATTACTATCAAAATCGAAACAGTTATGTGCACATAAAACAATTTTTGAGTCGACGGCGTGGGGGCGCAGCCATTCAATAAATTTTTTAAATTTATATGCAAATGGTTTTGCCCTTCTAATTTTATGAATACTAATTTTATGTGTTCGGGATGCTTTTGAGTACTTTGATACTGGGATTTGTGGATGAATAATTTCGTTAAAATAAATATTATCTTTGTTTTTTGCCCTTAGTAGAATTGCGCCTAGTTGGACTGCTCTATTATTCTTGAATGGACTCAGCCCAGTGGTTTCAAAGTCAAATAATACAAAGATATGTGTCATATGAATATAATTTATAAGTATTATATTTACTTCATTTTTAAATAATCAGAACAGAAATTTAAGATATGAAAGAATAATGTTAAATGGATGTATTTCGATATATAGTTTCATTTATTCAAATAAATGAAAGACCAATTGTATCTAGAGAGTTTTTAAAATCATACGTACTAAAAAAGTGGTTGCGATTAGATGGGATACCTATTTTAGTTGATATATTATGGCATGCACCTGGTTTTTGTCATAAATACTGTGTATGTAAAGTCGCTACTTACGATGATAGAATGATATACTATTGTAATACTAAAATAAATCTAATTACCCATAGTAGCTAATAATTCTAACTGACCTTCAAGGTCTTCTAATTCTTGTGCTAATTCTCGCGCTCTATCATTTTTAAAATTAGCAAGGAATTTTTTACCTTTTTGAGCTTTATTATTCATAAATCCTTTTATACGTACTAATTCCGCTTGGATTAAAGTTGCATCTGATAATGTTGATTTTACATAAGAGATTGCAGAAGTAATTGAATTGAGAGCTGCTTGAGCAACTGCAGTAGTATTAATAAGAACTTTAGAATTATTATGGCCTGATTTAGTAAAATGATCTAAATAAACTTCTGATAATATATTACCGTCTTGATCAACAACTGAATCATCAGTAATTGGAACTTTACCTAAAACGGGAGGACTCATGTCTTTCGGTTCAAATGATACTGTATCAGTTGGTTTTACACCAACAAGGAAGGTCGCATCATTTTTTCCGGTAGAACTAGCATATTCACCATTAATGAGAACTTGACCGTTGTATTCTGTGAATCTTGCAATTGTGGATATTCCAGCAACAATTTCATTTAAATTATCTTGTAAATCAACCCAATTAGAATCAATAAAAGTATCGTTTGCAGCTTGAACGCTATTATAACCGTTTGTTAATGATTCTAGGACATCTTTATAACCTTCAACTGCTGATTGAATCATATCATGTCCGTCTTGTGAGTTTTTAGCTGCCTGTGATGGTTTCCAAAACATAGTAAGGGCGTCTTCGTCAAGATTTTTTATATTCATATAATAACTTTCTAATTTACTACCATTTAGGGTTTGTAATTTCACTATCTCACCCTGTACATCTTCTGTTCTTGAAATAATTTCTCTCTTTCTTAAGTGGTTATTAAGTTGTGTTTTTTGTGTCATGTTGTATAGTATTTTATGAGAAATAGTACAATTCTCTGTTTTAATTTATATTATAGTTAAAATTTTCTTAAAAATAAATTTAGAAAAAACTAATTTAAATTTCCTATTTTTATAGAAAGATGGTCAGTGTAGATTTATTACATTTATTAAATTTATCTGATTTTAATGATAATGGTATAATTGATATTGGGGATTTATCGACAATGTATCATAACATACAAGGAACAGATGGTTATATTAATCCTTCTGAACCTGAACCAGAGCAAGTGTCTAGTTTTAATTTGGTACCATTAACAGAAATACTAGATGTTGATCCTGCAAGTTTAGCGTTGACGCCTCAAATCGGACAATCACAGGTTGTTAATTCTGATTTATTTGTGATAAGTAGTGCTCATAAAAGATGTATTGATGTATCGAGTTCAAATAATGGTACATCGTTTAGAACCATAGCAGTACCCGGCGGCGCAGTGACAGCAAGCCCTGATCGTGCATATTATAAATTAGCCTTAGAAAATGAATGTATTATAAAATGGGATTTTGATGCCAATAGTGATTATTTAGAAGTAGGATTAGTTGATATAGATCCATTACAATTAGATGGATGGACTGATTATACTAGTTCATTGCATAAAGTTTTTTGTGCTAGTGGTAATCATAATAATGAAATTGTAGGTTGGCAATGTCATAGTGTTTTGGAAGAAAGAATGTATTATGAAAAGGAGGAAGGATGTGAACGAAAACCTGACCTATTACCAAATTTTAAATCTTCTAATAAAGGTTCACGACAGTTAGAAATAAGTATTGATTCTTTTGGAAATCGTTATGCAACATTAACTAATTTAGACACAAATAATTCATGGATTTGGACTAATCGAGATGGTACACCTCGTAACATAGAATATAGTGGTAAATGGTATTTATATATAAGTATAGGTAGTAAAACAAACACAATATCTAATTTAGAAATAATAAAATAAAACTATATTTTTGAACAGGGTTAAAAGAAACACATGCATATATAAAAAAAAGAGCAACTTAAATTAAATAAAACAATACATATTAAAAATATATGTATAAAAACGTACCCTTTTTAAGAAATAAAATATGCTAAAAATCATACCCGATGCCTCCCCCTCCTCCGAGGAAAAGCCAATCTGGTATGAAAAGTGGGCCTTTGGCCTCTTCGCCTTTGTCTAGTGATAGTTATGAAGGTGAACCAAATCGTATTGAAAGTACGCTATCGTCAGATATAGTACGCGATGCCGCACATGTGTCTTTAAGAGGCGATGTTGCGTTAGAAATGTTTGCAGAAAATGGTAGCGGTTTAGATATTGGAGACATAACGACCCTATTTAATGGGTTTTATGGTAATACCGGGTATGATACATCCTCATCCGATCTGAGATTGGATTTTAATTTAAACAGTGTGGTAGAGAAAGATGAAGTCACATTGTTAACAAATGTCTTTCTTATGAGAGACGGTTATGAAATACCATTAGAACCAGAGCCAGAGCCAGAACCTGAGCCGGCTCCTGAACCAGAAGCGATATATCCTGAACCTGAGCCGGCTCCAGAGCCAGCTCCAGAGCCAGAACCAGCACCTGAACCCGAACCAGAACCGGAGGGTTTATATGTATTGGGGTATTCAATGCCAACTAATATGGCATTTACAGGCGGGAGACAAATGATAGATGTTTCTCGTGTAAGCAATTTCAGTGGATTTTCTATTGTTATTCAAGGAACTGCAAAGAATCCAACTGAAACCTGGTCGACAATGTTTCAAGTTTATGGTAGTTATACACATTTACAAAATTTTATTGTGCAATATAGAACAAGATACAATGATTCCTCATACGGTATGTATCAGATAAGAAATGCACAAACGAATGCTGTTAGTTTAACAGAATATGATGCAAATGATACTCAGTATATGTGGGTATATAAAGCATATGGTGAAACACAAAAATTTATAAGATATTCTGTAAATGAAAATGGTTTATTAAATACAGAAATACTTAGTGAAGAAACACTAGACATTATTTGGGATGGTTTAAAAGCATCTGAATTTAATGATTATCGAATTTATTTTAATGGTCCTGCCACTGAAGATAGCACTATGCAGGCAGATTATGATTATGATTCATTGGAAATATATTTTGGTGATTTGTCGGATCTGAAATTGAGATCAATAGCAATTGAATATTTAGGAATGGAACCAGAACCAGAACCAGAACCAGAGCCTGAGCCAGAACCTGAAGCATTATATCCAGAGCCACAACCAGAGCCAGAGCCACAACCAGAGCCAGAGCCTCAACCAGAGCCAGAACCAGCACCTGAACCAGAACCACAAGCATTATATCCAGAACCTGAGCCTGAACCACAGCCAGAACCGGAACCAGAACCAGTAGGAGACTGGGATGGAAAGGTATTCATATATGGAGAGAATTCTAATGAACAAGGTGGGTGGCAAAATGATGGAAAATATTCAGGAATTGAATTCATTGATATAAATGGTAACGTAATTACCATCACAAATATAACTCTTCCTGACGTAGATTATGATGGTGAAGATAACTGGGCAAATTCAGATGCACCTTGGTTATTAAGTGGTTTGTGGGATACAAATAGTGAGGGGGAGTTTTCTGGAACGCCGCCGAGTCGTATTGACTTTACTGGATCTGGTTGGTGGTTCGATATTAACGATGGCACTACGCCTTATTACTGGGGCAGCGAAGATGTAACATCTTCTTTCGTGAGATATACATTATTTCTTAAGGCGAATAACTCCTATGTAAACGCCAACCGTGTACATGGTGCTACTTTTGAAATAAATGGCAGTAATCAATTAATACTCAATGTCAACGACACGTCACACACAGGAGGAAATGCGTCGTTAAATCCCGATTCATTTAGAATAAATGGTGGAGCTACTGTTTATTCGACTCCAACTGCCGTTAATGCTGGAGATACTATTAATTTGATGCTCGAAGGAACTGATAGTGCAACCTTTGTAGTTCCACTTGAGCTCAACAGTGGTGATGGAACCCAAAACACTAATACTAGTTGGAGAAGTATTAATGCAGGAACAATTGAAATTTCTACTAATGTGCAACCCGTTGCATTTAGGTTAATGACATCGGATGATGCTTCTACTGGATTTAATTTTTGGCGTACTATGAAAATATCTTATGATAATGAGAATATAATAAAAACAATTCAATATTCTAGTCAAAATGATGTTTATTCGATATATGGTGGTACTAGTTTATTGAATAACACTTGGTATCCTTCAACAATTCCAAATGATTCATTCTGGGTAATTGATTATCCATTAGATCAATCATTAACGATATTATATGTTGATGAAAATGGAATAATAGAACCAGAACCGGAACCAGAACCGGAGCCAGAGCCACAGCCTGAACCAGAACCTGAACTACCTCCGGGTTCAACAAGTATTGACTGGTCGAATACAGTAGATTTAAGTCTCACAGATACAGAAACATATTTAAATGAAAATTATAGTCACATAAATCCACAATTTAATTATGACAATACAAATCCATTAAATAAAGATAGTGCAGGGGATCCGAATAATGATTTACCAGTAAATACTGGCGGAATGAAATTTTGGGCATATCCGGGTTCAGCCGAATTTCAATTTACATCCGATGTAAATGGTAAATTAATTATCACATATGGGAGTCCACAAGAACAACCAATACCAAACAGCGGAATTGTATATCTTTTTATTAACAATGTTGAAATAAGTTCTGTATCAGTTGTAGAAACCACTGAAGAATTTGATGTTCAATATGGTGACGTGATATCGGTGAGAGAATCTGGTAGTGTAGTTGTTTTGTATTCTATCGTTTTAGTACCAGTAGGGACACAGCCAGAACCAGAGCCTGAACCAGAACCGGAGTCACAGCCACAGCCAGAACCAGAGCCAGAACCACAACCGGAGCCAGAGCCGCAACCGGAGCCACAACCTGAGCCTCAACCCGAGCCCCAGCCAGAGCCAGAGCCACAGCCAGAACCAGAGCCAGAACCACAACCAGAACCAGAACCAGAACCAGAACCAGAGCCGCAGCCTGAACCACAACCAGAGCCTGAGCCGCAACCAGAGCCTGAGCCGCAACCCGAACCACAACCAGAGCCTGAGCCGCAGCCAGAACCACAACCAGAGCCTGAGCCGCAGCCAGAACCAGAGCCACAGCCTGAGCCGCAGCCTGAACCAGAGCCACAGCCTGAGCCACAGCCTGAACCACAACCAGAGCCTGAGCCGCAGCCAGAACCAGAACCAGAGCCTGAGCCGCAGCCAGAACCAGAGCCAGAGCCAGAGCCGCAGCCCGAACCAGAACCAGAGCCTGAGCCTGAGCCGGAACCAGAACCAGAGCCAGAGCCAGAGCCTGAACCAGAACCAGAGCCAGAGCCAGAGCCAGAACCTCAACCAGAACCCGAACCAGAACCGGAACCTGAGACACCTCCCACTGGTTTAGGGGGTGCCAATAGTGGACCAAAAATGCATTGGAAAGTTGTGTTTAAGGATTTAGAAACAGGAAATTTGCTTTATGATGATCACGAAGGAGAGATTCGAACGGATTATAATGGTTTATATGATGTACCGTATTGGAGATGGCCTGACACAGATATATATGAAATTTATGTTTCGTGTGTTGATTCTTCAGGAATTGATACATTAACTTGGGAACAATCTACAATTGGTGATAATTTTTCTGCTATTGGTCAAAGCGGTGATGGTAATGTTCCTATACAGGCAACGGTATTATCTTCTATTTTAGCTGTTGGATTGAAGGCATCTGGTGGTGTAATTGATGTTGAGGCATATGAAACTAAAAAATTGGCTTTTGAGACTGCATTTGGTATTGAAGATATGAATATTAATCCATATAATATAAAAGTTGACGCATCACATGCAATTGCAAGTTCTTCTGCTATTTTACAAATAGAGTCTTTATTATTTGGAATGACGTCTGTTCTTTCTGATAATTCAGATAAATCATCTGATGAAATACAATTAGAAATACAAAAGGCAATAGCCGAATTAATCGGTGACGCATCGGGGATGGACACATCTGGTATTGATTTTACAGATACATCATTTATATCCAATGTTATAGAAACAGCTGCGAATGAAGTCGTTAATGAAGGTGTTAATATAGAGGATTTAAAAGACAATTCGACGGGTTTGTCTTCTTGTGTTACAGCAGTAAAAACGGTTCTTGAAAATAATGCAAATGGTGATTTAGGAACAAAAATATTAGAAATGCACAAAACAGTAAAAGCTATAAAGGTAATCATAAATTCAGGTGCTGATTTAACTGTTGATGTTACAGCTGCGATCGCGACGGAACAATCTAATTTAGTTTTTGATAATTATGAGGTTCCATTTTATACACCACCACCTGAACCGGAACCCGAACCGGAACCACAGCCAGAACCAGAACCATTGGCTTCTAACCCAGAGCCAGAACCACAACCTGAGCCACAGCCGGAGCCTGAGCCGCAGCCAGAACCAGAACCTCAATATGTAATTGCATTATCTCAAACGCCTTCCTCGAGTACTCAACATACATATAATCTTACTCGCCCAGACAATGAGCTTGCTTCAACTGGATTCACGGTAGTTATTCAAGCAAGGGCGATTACTCCCAATAACTGGGCATCGTTGATTATGGTTTCTACTCCACATAACTCTTCGGAGTGTAATATCATGCGATATAGAGTAAAACTTTCGAATGATTCTGTGACCAATTTGTATCGTGTTCGGGACGCTCCTCCGCCCGCCGATCTTCTAAAATATCAGGATGGTAACGGTTGTGGCGTGACCGGGCCGGCGATATGGCCACTTGAGGAAGATGGGGTTAAATATATGTGGGTATATAAAGCATACGGTGATACTCAAAAGTTTGTAAGATACTCAACAAACGAATCTGGTTTAAAAACGGAAGAAATTGAACATCCACTTGAAGTTATTTATAATGGTGAAAATGCATCTCAATTTGAGAACTATCAAATTATATTTAATGGTGAACCTGATGGAGATAGGAGAGCACAATATAATTATGATTTACTAAACGTATATTGGGGTGATATTGGTGATGATGAATTGATAACGATGGCGATGTATTATTTGGGGGCTGAACCAGAGCCGGAACCACAACCAGAACCACAACCAGAACCACAACCACAACCAGAGCCACAACCACAACCCGAACCACAACCAGAGCCGGAAGCGTTATATCCAGAACCAGAACCAGAGTCAGAATATCAATGGTGGTGGGATGTCGGCTCCGGGGCCGCCACCGCAGGCTACAGTCACGGAGACGCGGCGTATTTAGTTGTTCCGAATGATGCTTTGGATGATATAAATAATAATCACGTAATATTACAAAATAAACACTTAAAAGGGCTGGGAGTATTAGATCCCGGCGTTGAAGACTTTGCCCTCGGACTCGGTGGCGATTTTGGATGGCAGTCGCCAGCAAATTTCCCACACTCGGACGATTTGGTACCATCGCGAACAGGATGGACTGTAATGATGTATCTTGATTATAAGGCACCTGCACCAGAGAATATAATGACCAGTGGTACTTTTTTTGTTATTCATAATAGGAGAGACAATAATACATGGGGCAGCAATTGGGATATGACTGCAGACTCAGGTACATATTTGCGATGTCAATTCACTGACAACAAAATCCAAACTTTCACATTTCGTACCTATACCTCCTTGACCCACAACTCCGACGTATCCATAAATATGGACGAGTTTAATAGTTCTATATTGCAAGAAGATGAAGGTTTTGTGTTTATTCTTAGAAGTGGGTCTCCAGCAATACCTGGTAGCGGTGGCGGGATGTCTTTAAGTATTTATAGAAGAAGTGATTTTAAATATGATGCGAATCAGATGCTGACTGCTGAGGATTATTTTGCTTCAATAACTGGAGTAGATTCACACAGCAATAATAGTTCGTCAAATTGGACGCTCGACACGAGGAATCCAAACGAACAAGAGTCGGGGAGTATATTATGGATAAATGGAACTAATCGTAACTATGCCCAGAATGATCTTCCCGCGGCGCTTGATGGAATTACAACTAAAGGATTTCAATATAAATCGATAGTAATGGATTATAAATGTGCTAATGATGAGCAGGTTGAGGATTATTTGAGATTTGCGTTTGGACCTGGTATAGAACCCGAGCCTTCTCCAGAGCCAGAGCCAGAACCAGAGCCACAGCCAGAGCCAGAACCACAAGCACTATTTCCCGAGCCAGAGCCTCAACCTGAGCCAGAGCCAGAAGCGCAATTGTGGTGGGAAAACGGTACCTATCCAGCGTATTTGGTTGTTCCCGAAGAGGCTTTGAATGATATTAATACGAATAACATTATGCTAAGAAATAGTCATTTATATGATACTGGATTATTATCATCTTTTGCTGAAAATAATGCTCTAGTTGCGGAATTTCCACCAAAAGCAGAATTAACTGATGGCATCAGTGGATATACTGTTATGATTACTCTTGATTATACTCCGGGTTCTGAACCACCTGCAGCCTATGACACTTTCTTTTCTATTAAAGAGGAGTGGAGGGAACGAGAGGCCAACACTTCTTTCAACGAGACCTACTTTAGCGTTCACTGGTGGACTGACTCAAAACCACATTTTAGAGCTCATAGAGATTACAATAATACCACGACGACCACCTTCCACTACGCGACCGGCCTGTCAGCAAACATGAGTCTGGAAAATTCTGAACGTTTTGTTATTATTTTCCGAAGTGGTGCGAATGGGAGATCCAATGGACAAAATGGTTTGTCGGTTA